CGGATATTCTCCGATACCGTCTTCTTTGATTTCCCCTGTTTTAGTGGCATCTTTTATTTGTTGTTGCTCTAGGGTTAAATCCCCAGATGGTTTTTTACCTTCAATGATGGAAGCCGTTGCTGGAAGTCCAGCCTCCCTAACTCCTTTTGCCCTTTCTCCCATTGCGCCCATAAGACCCATAGGAACAACTCCAGCCAATTGTTTTGATGCTTCATCAAATTTACCTTCAATGATATTTTCAGTAACCGTATTTTTATGCTCTGCATTCATGCCAATCACATTACTGGCAACGGTCGCAAATTCATTTTGAGCAACGGCAAGCGGTATGGATTGAAGAACCCTGCTTGCAGTTCTTTGGATAACAGTATCAAGTCCAGAGCTTACATTCATTGGGAATGCCGCTCCAGCTTCAGTTTCAATCAATGTTTTTAATCCGCTTCCAAGAGCTTCTGCGTCTGTTTTTCCGTTTGCTTTTTCGTTATCAATAGTTTCATTTGCCGCCACCAAAGAAGGAACAGCAAATGATTTTATTCCATGAACAGATTTTTCAGCGATTGTTTTCCATATCGGAAGATCTGAAACCGCCTTTATTGCCGCAGTTTCCTCTGAAGCCCCTTCTGTAGCGGCGGCTTCAACAAGGTCTCCAATCATGTGACCAATTCCAAATGTGAATTGATTGATTGGGCTTTGCGCCTCTTTTTCAGTCATCTGGCTACCGGAAACCAGATCAGCAAAATACTTATCTCCTTCAGCAACCTTGCTCTTAATCTTTTCAGAAAAAGAATTTTTACCAAATGCAAGCTCGGCTTCTTTTCCAGCCCACACAATAGGATTGATGCCCTTAGACAAATCCCATCCAAACCTCTGAAGTTCGGATGCGGCGGCTCCTAATCCTTTATATCCAGAATATAAAGCCTCTCCTGTTTTTGCCAAAAATCCTTGAGGGGGGGGTTGAACCCCGCTCGTTTCATCCTTTACTTCCGCTTGCTTCCCCGCATCTTCTTGGCTTCGTATCCCTTGCCCATCTTCTTTCCTGACTTGGGGGCCATATCCAGCTTCTGCTTGGGCATCTTCTTGCTTGGCATTCTTCTCACCTCCCTTTTTCCTTTCTGATAAGACCTGATCAAATATGTCTCCACTTACACGGGCGTTGTCTCCCCGCTGTGGCTGGCCTTGGTCTTGGGGACCGGATTGATCGCGGGTTTGTGTCCCGTCAGGCAAGGCTGAGTCGATTTTGCCGTCGAGGGTTCGTTGTGCATCGCCTTGAGAGCGTGTCCCTTGATCACTTTTGCTTTGTGCATTTTCATTGATTTGTTCACCTCCTTTTTTTCTTTCTAACAGAACTTCATCAAATATGTCCCGCTTGGGAGCATTTTTACGTTCTGCTAAAACTTCATCAAAGATGTCGGCCATATTGGGCTAGAAGCTATAGCCCCTTTTCTTTGCCAAGTCCATAAGACTTTCTCTTGTTGCATTTGGACCAAGCTCATCTGCCAATGAACTCAATATCTCTTTTGTCAGAGGCTTTGAAGCAGAAGGAGTAGGTGCTTCTGATGTTGATTGAGGCTCTGCCGTCTCAATATTCAATGAATCAATTCCTTTATTGATTTCAGAGAGTCTTGATTTAATTTGATTGAATTCGTCTTTTGAAACCGTTTTCTTCCCTCTCTTCTTATTCTCAAAAGTGTTAAAGGTAAAATGAGTACCTTTTCCTTCATCTGCTTTAGATCCTTTTTCGTTAGACTCAAAACCAGAAGTCAAATCTAATTCGCTTGTTGAATATCGAGAAAGCAGGTCTTTCTTTTGAGATTCAAGTGCGGAAATATATTGTTTGTTCGCAACTTTAGTCCTTGTTTTCTCGGCCTGAAGTTTGGCTTGATACATTGGATCTTGCTCTTTTTTCCATTGCTCTGCTTCTTCTGAAGCTCGCTTTTCTGTAAGCCTAGCTTTCTCTTCAGCACCCGCAACTGAAGCCCTATATTCTGGAGTGCTTTGTTTAAGTGCTTGCTGTTCACGCTCTGCCGCCGCTTTTGCAAGCCTAGCCTCCCTTGCTTCTTTTAATGAAGTGCTTTCAAAATTGTTTATTTGGCTCAATGCTTCTTTCCCTGCGGATGTTCCAGCAATCGGACCTAATCTCTTTCTAAGTTCCTGAACTCTTGATGAAGCATTTTCATCGTTTGTTGGGATTTGATAAAGATTATTAACTACATCTATCGCAGTATTGTGGGCATCAAGCTCCCTAGTCTCTTGATCAACCTTAAACTCTGCTTGCTTTCGCATATTATCTAGTCGCTTCTCCATCATGGTCCTAGCCTTTTCAAAGCTCACCATGTTGTTGTTATCTTTTACAAATCTACGAGCGGCATCATCAAGCTCCTCTTTCTCATAAGCCCTACGATTTGCTTCCCTAACTCCACTAACAGTTCCTGTGGTTTCTCCTCCGCTAGAAACAATAGTTCGGGATGTAGGAGTATCTTGCTTGTAAATAGTAGCGTATGGGCTTATTTTAAGCTCTTCGTCCATATTATTGATTGTCTTGTTGATTGTCTGGTGTTGGGTGTAGCTTGTTACTCAAGCCACCTTTTTCCATTCCTGTTGGTGATTCATAAGACCTTTTCTGTTGCTGTTTCTGAAGTTCTGATGGAGATGCGTATCCCCTTGCTTGAAGAGCAGACTCATATTCTCCCCTCTTGAATTTACCAACTTCTTCTTCAGAGCCATATCTTCCAAATGTTCCCTTGAACTGTTCTTGAAGTTGCGTTCCCGTAAGTTCAGAAGTTGTTACTGGCTTTCCAGATGATGTGTAGAGAGGCTTCCCGCCTTCTCCTCTCATCTGATATTCTTTTCCATATTCTAAAACATTAGAAGTCGATCTTTGAGGAGCAGATGTAATTCCAGCACCAGAACCGCTTCCTCTCATGGAATATGCGAGCGGACTTAATCCACGCTTTTGCCATTCTTCAGGATTCAAAAAAGACCTTCCTCCAACATCTGTGTGCATTAGCATTTCAGATTTTGTTGCTGGACGAGTTGTTTGAAGGGTAAGGTTTTCTTGGATTCTTTTATCTTTAAGAGAATCAACGCCTTTCATCAAGGCATCATAAGCGTCCTTCATCTGCTGACTCTGACTAATGCCCCTCTGCGCCGTGTTCTTGGCAGATGGCCTTCCCAGCACTTCTCCAGCAGAAAGGTAGTCTTCAGCATTCTGTGGCTCATAATTAGCCGTGGAGATCGGAGACTGACCAGAGAAATACTTGGAGAATGGGTTATCCATTAGATGAGATTCTGAATAGAATGAGGGCTAAATGCCTTAAACTGAATATCAATCTGGGCTTGCTCGCCTTCCTCAAAGGCTTGCGTGGCCTCATTCAAGCACTGATAAGCCAGATTCCAATAAACCTGCGCCCTCTCTAGCTCGTAGGTATTCTCATACTGCCAAGCCTGAGCCCCATAACGATAAGCATTCCGGTTGGAGGGAATGAGCAAATCCCCGTCGTTAATCAAAGGCACATATCCACGCCGCACAATTGCGTAGAATGTGCGGTCCTCTGGGTACTTACCAACGATCCTATACCGCTGTGTGTCGGCAGTACCAGGAACATTCCCCATGCGGATAAGCTCCGTATCGCCACAATAGTTGTAGGCAATCCAGCCCAAACCATTCTCAGAGAAAGGATACCAATCAGAAAGGATGTCGGCAATCTCGCCGTTCATTGCTCCCTGATCCACGGCAATCACTTTCAAAATACTCTCCACTCCAACCGGAGTGTCGATATAGTACCAGTTGTTTACAGAGTCAAAGCCAGGAGTGAAGGACATGAGGAACCTATTCCCCTTCCACTGACCGCTAGTAACAAACCTCTCGTTAATGTCGTTGATGCAATTTGCAACAAGCGGGTCACTAGGCCCCTGACTCGATACAAACGGAGCCAAGTAGGTTTTTGCTTGTGCAAAAGAAAAAGACGGCATGATCCACTTTAGTAAGCCCCCAAAGGGAGAGATGTCAAGGGCTTTTACTTATCCATCATCTTCGTCTTCTTCTTCCAAAGAACCCACCTGCTCATTCACATATTCAGACAAAAACACTTCAATCATCCCCTTCAGCGCAAACTCATTACCAAAAGCAGTTTGGCAAAACTCCGTCTTCCCTCCCTTCTCATAGCTCACCAAAATGATGCCATGATCAAAGTATTCAACTGCCTCATTCCTAATCTTCTGGAGAGCAATTGCCGGATTCAGAACGATTTGATTTTCCCGATCTGGGCTAGATTTTCTTTTTCGCGGCATAATTTGTTCTCTGGTAGGTTGCCCATTCTCCTTTCAGGGGATGAGGGCAACCAGCCTCGTGAGGCTTGATCCCTGTATAGTGAATCAACTTGGGGTTGGCAAGGGCTTCTTCCACCTCGTCCCTAGAGTAGAAAAACCCCTGCACATTATTTTTGGCAAACTCATCACACATCCCAGTTGTGATATTCCATCCAGCAGGGATGAGAGTGGTTCGGTTGGCGAACACCAAGTTCAGCACATCTTGATCGGCCCAAGAAATCCTTCCAAGCAATTGCAGGTTCTTCTCAAACAGCCGCAACGCCATGTTGTTCTCCCGCCACTTGCCGTTATCAAACAACAACACGCCAGCGTTGAAATAGAAGGAAGTCATGCCAATCCTCTGCTTGTTGCCTTTCATATACTCATAAACATCTTCAGATGCCCCAAGCATATTGCCGCGCAAGTCCACGGCCCATAGGTCACAAACATCCCCCTTGAAGATCACATCACAGTCTAGATAGATGCACTTCTTGGCATAAGGGAAAACCACAGGGATGAGATAGCGATAGTAAGTCTCCTTCCCAGAGTTCTGCATAACAGGGAATTGATCAAACAAACTATCATTGATCTCGATAAAATCCACATCAGCAAGCTCCTTGATGATCGCTTTAGCATCATCGGAGAACACGCTATAGAGAACGTGCGTCTTCACCCGCTTCGGACTCTTCGTATTCTTCATCATGGAATTGATAGCAGTGTAGAGATAATCCACATACTTATCATTACAGGCAAAGAACACATTCACTTCATTATTCATAATCATTTTTATATTGATGTAATATCTCTATTTGTTTTTTGTTTAGTCTATCCAAATAATCTGGATACCAAGTCTCGCAGATGCCTGGGTAAGATCCAATCATCCCTCCATTCACCAAGCACAGATAGGAGAGAATAGTGTCAGAAGAGAAGTTGTTCCCCCTCAATACGCCAGCGTATTCCTCCACCTGCTCTCTGATCCTGCCCTCATCAGACAAGATCCGCTTAAAGAAATCAGTCTTGAGCAAGCACCCTCCAAACCCTCCGTAGTAATTCACCCCACAGTCCGGTCTCTTCTTCCTAATCAGATCCACCACTCCGCTCTCAAACATGGCCCCCTTGTTGCATCCATTGATCTCATACTTGAGGCTTGCCTCAAGCACGGGCTTGAAAAGCCTAACGTCATCCTCAAGCAAGATCGTGAAGGAAGAATCCATCCCCTGCATATATCTCCCTAGCCTACTAGCCCAAGCAATAGCCCCCTCCCTATCCGCATACGCCGTGCTTTTAGCCCCCTCATAGGCAGGAATCCTCTCCTCATAAAAATACTCACACCCATACTTCTCTGCCTCTCCAGAGAAATCCTCTCCACCATCACACACCAGAACCACCTTCTCGCTCGCATAAATGGCCCTAAAACTCTCCAACACCCCCACCAGAGACTTCCTTTGCCCAAAGCACTGATAATACGCAGAAACAAGATTCATTATTGCCGCTTGACACTAACCGCCTCCCTTGATAAAAAGCAACTAGATTATCCGCAGGACGGATCATCTGGTGTAGTGACCGGACATCGCGTCAGGCGGGCCGCTCACGAAGGTCAAGAGGACTGGAATAGCCGCCAGTCCTTAATTTGAGGATTATAGCTGGGTGGACAAATGGTAAGTCATCAGTCTCATAAGCTGAAGATCTGGGTTCGATTCCCAGCCGAGCTACTATCCCTCTCATCCCAATCCACCCAGAAGATAAGGCTCCATAGGTCATACTTGAAGCCGAGGGGATGCAGAAGCTCTAGTTTCGCCTAGGGCTTCTTATGCCCTCCGCAGGAGATCAACCTTCCCATTACAAGAAAGCGAAAGCGGCCTCCAGCCAGCCTTTCGCGCTTTCATCATGAAACAACAAGACATATTCACCACAGCTAAAGAACTAGCCTCCAACGGAGAAGACTTCTCCATCCTAGTAGGTCAACTAGAACCAGAATACCAACTCCGTCTAAAACTATTCGTCAGAAGCCTCCCTGATGAAACTCAAGAGGCGACTATCTATGGACGAGCCCATCGCATCAAAGACGGTCGCAAACCAATCAAACGCTTCGCTCTCAAGAGAGGGGATTTGTAAATTGTTAGAACTTTAGCCCAGCAAGCTAACGGCTTGTCACTTGGGGATTTTGGTAAAAAATTGTGAGGGGGTTTTCTCGCGCACTCGACGGCGAAACTTCTAGTTAGTACCCCGGTGCCCGTCGCCTGATTCCACCAATTAACAATCCTTATTTTCTTTAGGCCTTGTGCCCTCCTCTTCTATAAGATCAGATAATCAGCGGCATGGATAGGGCTTACTTCGACTCTACAGAGAGGCTTTAGTTAAATGATCCACTCCCACCGGAAGCCTCTCGCCTCTCTCTGATGGTGGGGACTCATCCCTGCTGTCTCAACTGGTCGGCTGATAACGCTAGGACGTTGAGGGTGAGTCCAGGAGCGTTGCCATCGTTGCCTAGTCCAAACAACTTCCCGCCAGCTTGCACGAGGTCGGAAATACGTCTACTGTTTTCGATAACCTCGCTCCCGTCCATCGAGGACACTACGCCAGCAGCGCGGGAAAGACCGGAGGACATACCGGCGAGGAAAGTCTCCTTGTTCTGTTCTAGCGTCTTCTCCATTGCAACGACTGGAGACGTGGTGACAATTCTTTCATCCTCCTCTGCTATCTTTGCAAGGTTGGATTTTGCCTTCTCAACTTGTTTGAGTGCGGCAGTTGGAGTTAGGGGTTCTCCTCTTTCGGAGAGTCGGGAGACGTGTTTGATGAGGGTGTTCCGTTTGATCCCGAAAGCCTCTGCCGTGGCGTGATAGTCTTTTCCGTTGGCGAGCCAATGGGAGACTACGGATTCCCAGTCCACGGGGAGGCGTTTTCCTCTGTTATCTGTCTTCTTTTTCCTTGGTGACGCTGGCATGATGGAAAGGTGACAGAATGCCGGTTCCGTGACAAGTTTCCTTTTTTACTATAAAAGCGTAGGTTCCAGGAGGCCCTCTATCGCGTTTTGATTGCTTGGGCGGTATGGCGACAAGGCGAAAAAAGCGGGGGCTTCTTCCGCTTCTCCTATTGTCTTGCAAGTTATCGCTGAAAGATTTTTCTGCCCGTAGAGGCTGATGGAAAGGGCAAGTCAACGTAATCTTTGTCTGACAATATACAAAAATAAAGGAGGGCATGAAAAAAAGATTGAACCAAGCAATCCGGTGGATAGGGTGGAGCCATGAAAGCAAACGACCTTGTGACCATCAGACCGGAATGGGAGGGAGACTCAACGATCTTCCGTGTTATGGAATGGAACGGTGACCGTGGATTGATTTCTCCTCTCACTTGGGAGCATGGCTCCATTGTCCCGACCGAAATGGTCACCCTTGAAATGATTTCCCTTGTCCGAGTTGGATGAGGAAAAACCAAACACAACACACAAAAAACCATGACCACAACGCACACACAAGTTGAAGAAATCCTGAGCAAGCATGGCATCAGCTATGCTGTGACATACTCGGGAGAATCGGCAGAAAAAGAGAATGGGAAAGAATGGAAGCATGACAGATGGAACGTGACGATAGGATGCCGAACGGTTTTTTCCGTTCCTTTTAAGACTGGCACGGGATTAAGGAAGATGGGCAAAAGCGGGAGGATGGCTCCTCAGTTTCCCAAGGCGGCAGACGTTCTTTATTGTCTCTTGATGGATGCGGACGCACTAGATCATTCCTTTTCCGACTGGTGCTCTTGCTATGGGTATGATGAAGACTCAAGGAAGGCTGAAAGGATTTACTTTGAATGTTGTGAAAATGGCAAGAATGTCAGGAACTGCTTCAGCCGTGAGGTTATCCAAGAATTGCTGGAAGCATTGCAGGATTTTTAATAAAAAGGAGATTTACACAATGAAAAACTATAAAATCATTCGCGGATTCTTTGACGGTGACAGGGAGATTATTGCAACGGGGCTTTCCCTTTCCGAAGCAAAAGAGCATTGCAGGGACAAAGAGACTTCATCCCGAACGTGTTCACCTGAGACTGCTGAAAAAGTTGGAACAGATCGCGGAGCATGGTTTGACGGATTCGAGGAGGAATAAGCCATGCGCGCCCTAATCCTAAACGTCATTGCCATACTAGCAGGTGAGGCGATTCTTCTCGCTCTCTTCCTTTGCTTAATCTGGAACTAAAACCATGAAAAAAACACTATTCACGCTAGGAATATCCTTTGATACGGTCACGCCAGAATCGGCAGAGAATGGCGACATTGCAGATAATGGATGGATGCAAGAACCAGAACCAGCCTCCCTGCGTGAATGTTTGGAGGCTGTCAGGAGAATGGGAGGAATCGACTTCCATGATTGCGTCACCTTCTACCCTTGTGATTCTTCCGTTGATTACGTCACGGGAGAATCCACTAGGGAGTATATCCACGTCGAACCTTTAACCCCTTCCGCTGGAAGAGCATGGCAAAGGGCCTTGAAACTTTACGGAATCTGACCCGATCTTTCAACACTCTGTTCCCTCTCCGGAGGGTACAGCAGTTGAGAGATAGTCTCTCGGGCCTGTCAGGGGCATCCTGGCATTACAAAAAGCAGAACATGACACAAGCACAAGCACTGACCAACGCTCTATGGAGCGCAATCCATTGCCCCGACCATATGGCGGAAGCCTTCAGCCAACTGGCACAGGAGATATCGCAGGGGATGACGGAGTCGCAAATTGAAAGATGCAAGGCCGTAGCCTTGAACATGGAGGAACCAGCATGAGCATTACAACAGAAAAGAACATGAAAAAAGGAACAAGAATAGAAATTCCCGTGCATTATGATGCATGGATGAGAGGTGCAAAGTACGGGACATTGACGCAGAAAAGAACAGGAAAGGAAGGGACAAGCGATTATTGGCTTGTAAATATGGATCATCCCCAAATCAAAAGAAGGCTAAAACTTTGGGCCTTGGATTGGAAATATGCTCGCCTTTTGAATGAAGGGAGGGAAGCATGAAGACCGGAAAAGACTGGATTGATAATGCCACTTGCTACTTCTTAAGAAATCAATCGGGAGGAATTATGTTGACTGGATGGGGTGAACCTTTGCTCTTTTCAGAATACAGGGAAGCCCTTCGGTTCCGTGAGCATTTAAGGAGCATGGGATTCTTTTATCAAATCGTCGAGGGGAATCCCTTGTCTAAATAAGAAAAGCCAAAAAGCGGGAGGGGACTCATCCTCTCCCGCTTTTTCTTTGCTTCCGTTCCACTAGGGAATCGTCTCGTCACGATTCTCTAAACGGATAGGCGATTTCATTTTGCAAAATTGTGGCTCCGTGGTTGGGGATGTTGCCACTTACATCAGGAGTACATTCTCTTCATTCTGTTCGCTAAAACAGAATGTCACCCTAGATCACTCACGGCTTAATCAAGTTTGTTATATCAAGAATAGATCCGACAGCGTACGCTTCACGATTCAGGGATTTCATCAGGCTTTTTTCGCGTGATCCCTAGCGTGGGAGGACGTTCCAGCCCCCGTGACCGGAAGAATCGGTCGCAAGCGGCATTCACGTCACGACTGAGGAACATGATATATTGGTCTGTCCACTCTCCTTTTGTCTCTCGATGCTCAAACTTATTATGCGGGACATAATTGATATAATTACTGCTCATTTCATTTAGCTTTTTTCTTGAATATCTTGTCCCAGTTCTCGCGGTATTCGCTTGAGGAAGGGCGAGTTCGGCCTTCAGAATAGGCGTTGATTCGCCTTTCCATTTCTCGGGATCGGTCGGTTTCTTTAGTGGTGCGTTTCATTCGGCTTTTGTTTTTGGATCTCGTCGCGGATGGCTTGAAGCTCGTCTGCCAACTCACCATGCCAAACAGTCACGGCTTGCTTTTGGTTTCTCCAAAATTCATCTGCAATATCAGTCGCTCTTTCCAAAAGCTCACGGAGCTTTGCGACCTCGTTGTTCAAATTGTTAATGTGTTCATTTACTTCTTTTATATTAGTATTCATTTGTTTGGTTCCTCTTGCGCGGGGGCGAAACGCATAAGATCTTCTGCCTGTCTATCGAATCCGTTCTTACGCAGAAAGGTAGCGTGATCTTTAAGCAGTCTACGGAGCCTTGCGACTTCGCGTTCAAGCTCTCTGGCTAAATCCCAGATTCGATAAGATTTAATTTCTTGGTTGTAATCTAATTCATCTACGCGAGGCGTGGCGACTTCCTTGTTTTTTACTTCTAATGCTTTCTTGATTAGATCGTTGGACATGGTGGCATTCATTTCTTCCACTCCTTCGCATCCATGAAGTATTCGCACTTGTCCTCGCCTTCATTCGGCTGGAATGCGGCATAGGCTTGCCAATGCTCGTTGCCTGGAGCCAAGAACCGCCAGCATTCCTGATGGGAAGGGCAGTCCGTGTTAGTGCATTTACTGATGTCTGTCATGATAATACTTCCTTAACGTAGTGCTGGATAAAGCAAATGAGGCAGTTGTCCGTATCCTCGTCGAGTGCACCGTGCTTAAAATCGGGATTCTCCTTGAGAGAAGCCTCTAGCATGGTAGCAACGCTATTAAGTCGATTAAGGCTCTCTACGGAGCTTGCAAACAGCTTTGCAAGCCTGACTGCTTGCTCTGCATCACAGTCGATGCTCACGATTGTGCGGCCTTCTGAGTCCACTACCTTGTCCCCGTCCGCAAAGAACGGGAGTTTGAATGGCTCTTTATTCTGGAACTCTATGGGTGCGATGATCTTGCTCATATTAGTTAATGCTATATTCAGCGTATTTCTTTTTGGTTTTTTTATCGGTTTTGGTTGTTGTGGTGATTCGATAGCCCATTTGCTTGAGCCCATGAATTCTTGCGGCTAGGCGAAAGCATCCATAACGCTCTAGAGCTTGTATGGGGCTAATGCTCTTGCCTGAATGCAAGTGCTTTAGAATGCGGAGTGATTGACTTTTATTCATAGCTCTTAATTGTTGCGGCGACTAGATCAGCGATTTGCTTTGTTTTTCCCCGACTGTTTAAGTGGTTGATCGTTTCGAGCGTTTCGAGGAGAAACTTCAAGCTCTCCTTTAGATCCTCGTTGATTCGTTCCTGTGCCCATAGAAGCTCTAGGAGTTCCTTGTTCCGGTCGTAGAGGGGATCGTCTGCTTGTTTCATTTAAGTGTCCTTTGCGTTTGAGGTGGAGGAGAAAAGGGGGCCACGCCAGGTTGGGTCGGTCCCCCTCATACCATGAGCCTTTCATTTGAGAATCTTGCTGAGGGCCGTGTTCATCACTTTCGCCTGTTCCTCAAAGATGGCATCAAGGCGAGCGAAGTATTGGGGATCTCTCCGCTCAATAGGGCGGGGGGCCTCAATGCTCTTCTTCAGGATCTCAATGTCTCGGAGCATTTCCTTTGCCACCGGAATGCTGATTCGGATCTCGTCGAGTCCCTGATTCTGACTATGCAGAATATGGAAGCGGAGGGTGGAATCGTAGTCGCAGACTGCCTGTGCGTATCGTGTGTTCATGTTGGTGTTTTGTTTTTTCGTGTTTTTATTCATCGCCCTTTACTCTGCCGTGGGCCATGTAGGGAGAATACCCTAGTTGGTGAAGCGCAAGCGTCAAGAGCCAATTTTGCTCTTTTTCCCATGCGGAGATTTTCTCATTCCACTCCTCCTGCTCTGCCTCTGGCAGGTTGTGGAGATTGGCGGGAGCGTCAAAAACTTCCATCGGGCGGGAGAGATACTCGTTCAGGTGGGGCCATGCGTCTGTTGCATCTCGTCCTCCAAAGAAGTCCCACCATACCACACAAGCGGCTCGGTTCTTTGTCTCGCCGTCAGGCAAGGCATTGACTCGCTCTGCCCATGTTTCAGGAGGGAGGGAGCGGAGTTCCTTGCGGGTTATGCTCTCTTTCTCGCAGAGGATGCGGTCCTCTTCTTCAAGGAGATTGAGTTGTTTCTTCTTCTCTAGGTTCTTGCGGGTCAGGAGCGCGGCTCCCGTGCGGCTGATGTTGTCCATTAGGTTCATGCGTTTTGTTTGGTTGTGCTGGCGGGATTGCCAACAGTCATGAAACTATCGGGAGAAAGATTTGCTTCAAGAAAAAAATAAAATTTCTTTAGGCTTGACTACAAATGAAGAGGGCTAGGAGCGGGGTCTCTCCTAGCCCTCTGGCCTGTTCAACAGGGGGACATGACACCCCCGTCCGTAGCTCTCCTACGGCTCTATTGGCTCAAGACTTGCGTGACTTTGTTCCAGAACACTTCCACTTTGCCCTGCTCAACCGGAGAGGGCTATTAGGGTTCTTTGCGGCAGAGGGATGCTTCTTCATCTGCCCTGCACTACGGGCACAATAGCTGTCGCCCTTGGAAGTCCCAGGCTTGATCGTAGCTCCCTTCTGCCCGTACTTCACGGTCTTCTCTCGTCCGGTCTTGGGGTTGGTGACCTTCTTGGAGAATTTCTTTTCCATATCAAGAAAGCGTGTCCCCGTTGATGGGAGTTATGTTGGGAGGTGCAACCGGAGGGGGAGTCGCAACAAGGATCTTCTGATCTATTAGATACTGATGAACCTTGTGAATCACGGCCTCGTCTGCCGCCATGAAGACTCGGAATAGGTTTTGAAGTGCTTGGAACGTATTCATATTAAAACGGAATCTCTTCCTCCCTCTGGGGAGCGTAGCCGTTAGCCTTGCTCTGGTTGTGGGTAGAGAGCCCCTTGGGACGAGGAAGCTCTAGCTTGATGGAAAGGAACTGCTTCCCGTCCTTGGATGAGGTCTTTTCCCAAATGCTGATCTGATACAGCTTGCCCTCAACATCCAGCTTCCCCTTGAACTTCGGAGCCTTGGGATTGACGGAATCTTCTATAAAGGCAGATCCTCGGTTTGTATTATCGTATGTTTTGCTCATTGTTGGTTAAATTCCCGCTCTGTGAACCGCAGGTATTGAGGATCAAAGTTTAGCGGGAAACTTGTTCTACTGCAATTGCGAGCCAGCCGCAAGTCCAGAAAGATGCCGTCCTTCTCGTCGTGGCGAATAATATAAAACATATCCAAGTCGTGCATAATCGCATCAGACTCTCGGGAGGTTCCGTTCTTGTTCAACTGCGTTAAACTGAGAACCACAATCCCTAATTCTTTCGCTATGAGCTTGAGGCATCGACTCACCTCTGCCACTTGCCTCTCGCGGTTCTCCTTATTGTTTGAAGGAGTTGTTAACTGAAGGTAGTCATACACTACAAGCTTCACTCCATGAGCCGCGACCATTCTACGGGTAGCCGCCATGATCTGAAGAGGGTTGATAGAGCTTTCGTCGCGTATATAGATGGGGAGTTTTGAAATCTGCTGGATTCCAAAGCTGATCTTGCTCAACAAATCCTTGCTAGGGTCTTTGGAGAGTTGGCTTATATCCACTCCGCTGACGTCTGCAACAAGCCTGTCCACGATTTCCCCTGCACTCATTTCGAGTGAGAAGATGGCGATAGGATTCCCTGCATCTGCTGTGCGTCGAGCTATATTGAGGGCTAGGGCCGTCTTACCTCCCTTGGTCGGGGCTCCAATCACAATGAGTTGCCCTGGACGCATTCCTCCGGTGTGGTCATCCACTTTCTTCAGCCCATAGGTGAGTCCCATGAGTCTCCCCTTGTTCTTCGCCATGTCCTCATACTCCTCCACTCGTGTCATAGCCGCCTCTGCTATGCTCACGATCTTCGCACCAGATTCCGCTTCAGCCGCAACAGCCACCAGAGCCTTCTGGACGCTATCAGAAAGCGTGTCCTCCGTTTCGGGATTACTCGCGGTCTCAATAATCTTTTGAGCTTCTGCGATACTAACTCGTGCTGTGCGTTTCTTTTTCAGAGTGGAGAGATATTCTTTCCAATTCAGAGAAGTTGGAACAAATGAATATATCTCAGCAATGATAGAGGGCTCAACTTGATTCGCTTTCTCCCCTACTGTGATAAGGTCAATAGCCTTTCCTTCCTTCTGGAGATCCACAATGGCCTCAAAGACCATGCGATGATGATTGTTGAAGAAGAGGCTAGGCTTGAGGTTGTCTGCCGCTTGGTCGAGGACAGACGGGTTTTGGAGAAGAGATGATAGAAATCCCTTCTCTGCGTCTAGGCTGTGGGGAGTCATGCTTTCTTCTTCCTTCCCCGTGGCTTCTTGGGCTTTGCGGCCTTCTCGCTCTGGATTGCCCAGTAGAGCTTCACCTGATGCTGGAACGTGTTTTGATAGGCTGAGATTTGCTCATCGTCATACCAGACTGCTTCAAAGTCTCCTTCGTCCTGCTTGCCTATGCGGATGATTCCCCACCTCTCAATCTGGTTTTGGAGATGCCTCACCTTGAGCCCTAGCCCCTCCACTTCCTTGATGTCTGCTTCTTGGTTATCATCCCATAGCAATGTGTACCCTGCAATTTGACGGATGTAGGAATCAGAGATCCGCTTGGATGTCTTGATGTCAAGCAAGCAAAGCCTCCCTTGCTTATCACGGGCAATCAAGTCAATCGTTCCACCAAACCGGAGAGTTGGATGGACTAGCTGGGTTTCTGTAGCCACCACTTCCAATCCTTCTTCCTCCCACCAATCTAGGAACTTTGAGTAGCAAACCAATGCCCTGTCCCTGTCTTCTTGTTGGTAATCTGATAAGTCACAGACAAATCCATTAAGGAAGGCTTCACACATGAAGTGAGCAAGAGTTCCAATGTCAGCAGCCCTGTCTCGCTCCTTTCGATAATCCTTGCCTTCAATCCCAAGTTTCCAAGCCCACATGATGAGAGGCTCTGGAGAGTCTCCGATCTTGCAGATGGTCGAGCCTCCTGGCACTTCCTCCCCCTCTTGCGTGATGTATTTTTGATGGGGCGCATCTTTAATTAGTTTTCTGGTTTCCATTTAGTTTGTTAGTTTTTCCCAAAGAATAGTGAATGCTTTTTCTGCTGTAGCTGGAACTACTCCGTTTCCGAGGAGTCGGAGTTCGTCGGTTCGATTGTCACAGGAGACGCAAAGTTCTCCATAACTTGACTGCCAAGTTTCAGAATCTTCTTCCCATTGCTCATGTGGTATCCTGTGCTGTTCTGCGCTTCTGGAGTCATCCAACTGCCCCCCCCAGCACTCGGACTCGCATCCCCCTGCGGTGTGATCGGGTTCTGACAACTCGGCATGACCCACCCCACGGGAAGTCCCATTAGGGTTTCCACCCACCGAGGGTTCAGTTTGCCTGATTGATTTGTGTTGTCTTCTGTTTTCACCATTACTGCAATATTCGGACTTCTTCTCTGATGTTCTGATGGATTGTCCCCTTGATGAGTCCGAGGCGTTGCCCACAACTCTTGGCGGCTCCCACTTGTATTGAGGTTGCCCTGGTCGGCTAGGCCACAAGTTACTGCATCCGATAACTTCGCTCCGTATTTCTGATTCCCGTGGTAGCTCACAAATCCTGTTTGCGTTAGCTCCGTCTTGATTGGCCCGCGCTGAATAAATGCTTCTGGGGTGGGCCAATTCTGTTTCACAACTATTGTTGTTAGCGATTCCTGTTGCCCCTTCATGCCCCTGCTCCTGTCTTGGAATCCTTGTCGGGCTTCCGTTGCTTGGATAGTCGGCCAATAATATCGCAGTTCCGAGGGGGGGGTATTGCGATTTAACTGTGATTTTCCTTGTGAGTTCTTCGCCTCGTTCACCGAGATTGTGGGCCATGATGAAGACCCGCTTCCTCTGGTGAGGTGCGCCGACTTCACTCGCGCTGAATACTCCTGCCGTTGCTTTGTAACCCACTCGCTCCAGTTCCCTAAAGACATGGAGCAAAACCGGCGTTCCTGCTGGATCTCTCCAGTTGTCTCCTGACAATTTTGCGGAGAGGATTCCTTCAACATTTTCAAGGAAAACAATGGAAGGTCTGCATCTTCCAATGCCGTCCAGAATGTAGGGGAAGAGGTGTCTGGGATCTTCGTCTCCATCTCGCTTTCCTGCACAACTGAATGGCTGGCAAGGGAAGCCTCCAGACAAGATGTCCACCTTTCCAAGAAACTCATCCCAAGGGAAGGTTTTAAGATCCGTCCAGATAGGTGCTGCGTCCAAGAGTCCCGCTTCCATTTTGCTAACCAAGTTCGCACAGGCAAAGGCTTCGATCTCACTAAAAGCGATTGTGCGGATATTTGGGATTGCTCTTGCAAGTCCGAGATCAATCCCCCCGTATCCTGCACAAAGGGAGATGTGTGTAAGGGGCGAGGCAGTATCCACATGGTTATTCATGTTCCTGTACGGACTCGTAATAAATCCCTGCCCCGCATTTAGGGCATTCCTCTGGATCGCAATATCCCCCCTCTGCCTCTTGGTTGTCCTCGTATTGGTGAGAGGTGATGGCTGGCTTGTATGGATGGACTGTGGTTTCCATGTCGTGTCCACAGTCGCACGAATAGCTGACTCGGTATGGTTTCATAGTGATTCTATAGCCCTTTTGTATTTCTCTGCTTCATCTAAACGTTTATTCAAAAGATCCACCTCTAGTGTTAGAAGTCGGATTTTATCAGCAATATCATCAAGCCTTTGTTGGCGTGACTTGTAGTTAAGGCACAAATCCGAAATCCGATCTATGTCGCTATGGTCGCTCATGGATTTACAAGAAGTTTACAGATCCATGCACTACATCCAAACGGATGTAGTTTTGTTTCCTCTTGCTTTTCAACAATTCCAGCGGCGACTAGAGCATCTGCCATTCCCTCATTCTCGCTGTAATTTTTAATTAAAACTTGGATTTTTCCGAGCCACATATCAGGGTCATTGATAGTTGCCATTCCGTATGTCATCCCGTCCACTGTCAGTCTGATTGCTGTGCGCCCGTTTGCGTATTGCGAGAACACGACATCGCACTCCTGTCCATTGAATACTACCTTCATGTGTTTTGTTGGTTGCGAGGGTTTCCCCTCTGGTGAGGGACTATGAATATGACGGATCAATGGAATTTGCAACAACAAAATCATCCCATTGATCATCATCATCTCCCCAAGTTCCCATCGCGTTCCCCACTCCATTCTGTACGACGAAGAGTTCCACAAGCAAAGCAAGGGCATCTGCTCTATCCGGTGAGTTCCCCTTGGTTCGCTTCTTCATCTCCCGCTTGCTCTCAAGCAATGTGCGTTCGTTCTTGAGCGAGTAGATACGGGCACATAGCTCACGGGCCGTGATGTCATCTAGCCCCTTGAGTCGCCCCGCCATGATGATGTAGCGGATTTGTCCCCATAATTGGCTCACCCGATTGGCATAGATTTGCTTTGCAGGGCGAGGGTCTTCCGTGCTGATGGGAGCGTCTGTAGCGGCTCCTCCAAAGCTGACTCGCACAAACCCGCTTTGCCATCTCTGACTGATGATGTCGGCTATTGCCGTGCCAGCACCCGTTGAGTCAATAGCAAAATCTTCTGGTGCGATTCCTCGCTTGTTCAACTCGCCAATCGTCTGATCCGCGATCTGGTAGCTTACAGGATAGGAAGCATCTTCAGTAAGCTGTAAGCGCACTATGTCGTCAAGCTGGAGGGAAAGATCCCCGTCAATGGCCTTACCCACTCGTGCAAATCGGAGAATGCAATCATCTCCGTCCACACTGAAGGCTGGGTCGAGAGCCGCGATCTGCTTGATCCTCTCCCCCTGCCAGATGGCCTTGTCCCTAGCTCTCCCCTCTTCAATCGTGGGTTCGTCCAATATGGTGTTCCTAGCCCCGCTCTTGCTCCACATCCCTCGGCAATAGCTATTCCATTCCAGACTTCCTTCCCCAAAGTTCTTGCGGATCGTGTCAATGTTCTCCTGTCCGAATAGGTAGGGATAGAGAGTTTTGCCAGCCTTCACGTTGGGGCTCTTGAGCCCGTCAAACCTCACGCACACTCCCGTCTTTGTCTCCCAATACTCATCATCGTCCTTAATGCCATTCCAGCCCATACGAGGCTCACAGAAGAGCCCGTGCGGGTCGAACATGGACGATGCGTTTGCGATAGCAATGAAGCGATAGAAGTCCGTTCCAACGGCGAGGTTGGCTCGTGCAGAGAAGATGGCAGGATTGGTTTGGGCCGCTTCGTCGACCGCAATTATCATCCTGGGTAAGTGTACACCTTGGAGTTTTCCAACTGCTTGCTCCACAGCACCGGAGTCCACGGCAAGTGCCACAATCGCAGAGCGATCATCCCCCTTGGTGAATTGGATCTTCGTCTGGGAGTCCACGATGTTGAGCCCGAATAGCCCATGCACAGGCTTTACGAACTTCATCACTTCCGACCAGATACGTCCTCGGAGGGAGGGAACAGTCGTGGAAGTAAGAGCCACTCGTGTTCCCATAGGCTTCGCTAGATACTCGACAAGGGAAAGCAGGGTGAACGTAAAGGTCTTTCCAGCCGCCGCACATCCGGTGATCCCGATCTCGTCGTAGTTTGTCCAAGCCCACAGAGCCAGTTCGTTCCAGTCATTCCACCTAGCCATCACATCAGGCCATAGCAACTGGATGACGTGCTTGATATGTTGCCCCCTAGACATGGAGCTATACTCATCGCAGTTCTTGGTAGCAACCATCAGTAGCTCAATCTCCAACTGAGTTACTTTTGGGAACTTGGATAGGTCTAGTCCGTAGGTTTGTAGCTTCATAGATAGAATTAAGGGAGGGCCACTCGGCCCTCCCTATTCCCCACCCGTGTCGTCGGGTGATTCCTCAAAGATTCCGTAGCTGGCTCTTGAAAGACTCAAGAGCCCCCTTCGGCTTCTTTGAAGAAACTGGCGCGTCCTCATCGTCAGACGAGGAGCGGGAAATGCGAGCTTGTGCAGAAGCGTCCTCCCTCGCCCGTGCCTTGTACTTGGAAAGCTCTGCCTCCAGCTTGCTCACCTTCTCCACGGCTTCCTTGGCAATCACGGCAAGGAACGGAGCAACCGTCATGTCGTTCTCAGAAGCCTTTCCGGTGATGATATTGCGAGCGGCTTCAATCCGCTTCTCAACAAGGGCATTGGCCTCCTCGTCATCTCCCTTGCGGAAGAAGTCGAGCTTCTCGGAGAGGTGGTTTGCCATGCGATCAAAGTTGCGATTGATCTTGCCCATCGTCTCCTCGCGGCTCTTAACTTCCTCCTGCTGGAGATTCTGGCTGGTAGCACGATAGTCATTGAGGGCTCCCTCAAGATCTCCCCGCTTTGAATCAGCTTTGTCGATCAGCTGAAGGAATGCCGCAGATGCCGCCCCTCCTCCAAACGTCTCGTCAATAAACTCAATACGCTCCTTGCCTCGGAGGGACAGAGCCTTCTCAGCAATGGAGGGATCGTCTGCCATGTCCTTTGCGAAATCAACAGCACGACTGATGGCATCCTCATAGGGAGCCTGGTACTTCTCC